ATGTGCAGAACAAGAAGAAAGCTAAGGAAGACTTCATTTCCTTTGTGAATCTCATGTGGCCTAGCTTTATTAGTGGGCGGCATCACCAGAAAATGGCGAGTGCGTTTGAACGTGTTGCTAGTGGCGAGTTAAAACGTCTGATTATCAACATGCCACCCCGTCATACCAAGTCAGAGTTCGCCTCTTACTTACTGCCAGCATGGTTTCTAGGAAAGTATCCTGAAAAGAAAGTCATTCAAACCGCCCACACTGCTGAGTTGGCAGTTGGATTTGGTAGGAAGGTGCGGAACCTCATACAATCTGAGGACTTCCAGAACGTGTTCAGCGGTATAACTCTGTCATCTGACTCCAAAGCGGCAGGAAGGTGGAACACAAACAAGCGCGGTGACTACTTCGCCATTGGTGTTGGTGGGGCAGTTACTGGTAAAGGTGCTGATCTCCTCATTATTGATGATCCTCACTCAGAACAGGATGCACAACAGGGGCAATTCAACCCAGAAGTCTATGATCGTGTGTATGAATGGTACACATCTGGCCCACGTCAGAGATTACAGCCCGGTGGTGCCATCATTGTCGTGATGACACGCTGGTCACTGCGAGATCTGACTGGGCAGATCATGAAATCTACAGGAAATAAGAAAGGTATGGACGAATGGGAGGTCATTGAGTTCCCAGCTATAATGCCTTCGGGCAAACCCCTCTGGCCTGAGTTCTGGTCAATGGATGAACTGGATGCTTTGAGGGCAGAACTTCCACCTTCAAAGTGGAATGCCCAATATCAACAAAATCCCACGTCTGAGGAAGGGGCGCTTATCAAGCGTGAGTGGTGGAGAGAGTGGGATAGACCCAACCCACCCCCCTGTGAGATCATATTGCAGTCTTGGGACACCGCATTCCTCAAGACACAGAGATCTGACTATAGTGCTTGCACCACATGGGGGGTATTTTACCACCCTGATGATACGGGGCGCAGTCAACCTAATCTAATTATGCTTGACGCCTACAAGGAAAAGCTTGAGTTCCCAGATCTAAAACGTGCTGCTTATGAAAAGTATATGGAGTATGAACCAGATCAAATGATCGTGGAGAAGAAAGCTTCTGGTGCCCCATTGATATTTGAACTGAGGGCAATGGGTATCCCAGTTACAGAGTTCACTCCTTCTCGCGGGCAGGATAAAATTGCTAGGGCAAACGCTGTGACTGATCTGTTTGCCAGTGGATCTATATGGCACCCACCCACCCAGTGGGCACATGAGGTTATTGAAGAGTGTGCTGCCTTCCCGTCAGGAGAGCATGATGACTATGTGGATTCCACCACTCAAGCACTACTGAGGTTTAGGCAGGGCGGTTGGGTTAAGGCTGAGTCAGATGATTGGGACGATGAGCCTAAGTATCAGCGTCCTGTAGAGTATTATTAAAAGTTCTATTGAACTAAATATCTATGTTTATCTTGGTTCCTTGGGGTCGATCTGCATTTGTTTTTCGACCAAAGCGATCATAAGCTTCTCCCAAGTCAAACCTTTGCTTTGCTAACGCTTCTAGGTGACTGTGATTGGCCCTGTGTTCCTTCTCCACTCTTTGCTCAGCAAGGTGAGCTTCTATTCGCTCACGACTTTGAGTCTGTTGGTGGATATCCGACTGAATGTTGAATGGGGCTGACCCCACGCCACTTAGACCGTCACTCATAGTCTACCCTGCTTTGCCAAGATTATTACAACCGTTATGCCAATCATTATTGAAACAATAATCGTGGAGCCACCGTAAACGATAATACGTTCAATCCGCTTTGCTTTACGCTTTTTCTCAGCCTCAAGCTTTGCCTTGCGATCTTTTCTTGCCTGTACCCGTATAGCTTGCAGTTCTCCCCACGCACTGAAGCCTCTGGTTGCAATGACGATCTGGCGAAGCTCTTCCTCAGCGTCCTTGGCCTTTTGTAAGTTCACAAAAGTCTCCATCGCATTTTCATCAGAACCTGAAAACAAACTGTTTTTCTTTTTTTCATGGGCAGCGCGTAACTCATCTACTCCGTCGAAGAACTCACCAATTTGCTTAGTGACATTTACCAATTCCTTGCCTGCGGATACGGCAGATTTCACAGCCGCAAGCGCCGTAAATGGGTCAATCATGTCTTTCTCCCCCTGCCAACAACGATGTACGGTGGACAGAAGTGCTTCCAAGGAACTCTTACCTTGGCTGGGTATTGGTAATAAAACTGCGAAACTTCTCTAGGGCACCTATACTCACAGGTCTGGTGCAGACCTATAGTCGGGCTTTGACTAGCTAATACCGCTGTTAGGGCGCATATAAACATATCTCATGCCTATCTCCCCCTATTTCTCTGCAAGTTTGTCTATCTTGCCTTCAAGCCTAACGAGGTGATCAACAACTCTCCCAAGTTCCCCCGCATGTTCTTCCCTCTTTATATAATTCTCTCTTGTCATGTTCAAAAGAATATTTAGGCGCTTTACTTCAGATGCAATTTGATTGGCCCACCACCCTATGGGTAGAACCACAAAAGTTAATACGATGTTCCAAATCAACATGTTATCCATGATTTTTTAATACAGTAATATAATATTTGTTTCAACAGCCTGTCTAAGTTAAAGGATAATTATGGGTGCATCTCCCAGTGCCCTAGTCGGGGTGTGGTGGCTTCCCCCAAGTTGCCCACCTCGACACTAGACCGCACAATAATATTTTGATAACGTCCACATACACAAGCTGAAGGTGATTCATGGCTATAGAAAAACCAATGGTTCCTTCTGATGTAGAGATTGAAGAAAATCCATCTGAAGAAGAGCTTACTGTTGAGATCGTAAATCCAGACTCCATTTCTATGGAAACAGAGGATGGTGGAGTTGTCATTGATTTCGAGGGCAGTCTTTCTGAAGACTTAATGGGTCCAGATCATGATTCTAATTTGGCTGAGTTTATAGAGGAATCAGAACTTGAATCTATGGCATCTGAGCTTGTTAGTGATTTTGAGTCTGACCGTGAGTCACGCTCTGATTGGGCTAGGGCTTATGTAAAGGGTTTAGATTTACTTGGTATGAAGATTGAAGACAGACAGCAGCCGTGGGCTGGAGCGTCTGGTGTATTCCATCCTGTGCTAACAGAATCCGTTGTTAGGTTTCAAGCGCAAGCAATGGGTGAACTGTTTCCTGCGAGTGGCCCCGTTAAATCAAAAATTATGGGGAAGATGACCCCAGAAAAAGCTGATCAAGCTGATCGTGTTCAAAATGAAATGAACTATCTTCTTACAGAAGAGATGACAGAATATCGTGATGAGCTAGAGCAAATGCTTTTTAAGCTTCCTTTGGCTGGATCTGCATTTAAGAAAGTTTACTATGATCCACTAATGGACAGGCCTTGCGCTGTATTTGTTCCATCTGAAGAGTTTGTTGTATCTTATGGAGCAACAGACTTAATGACGTGCCCACGATACACGCATGTCATGAAGAAAAGCGAAAACGAAATAAGAGAACTTCAAGTTGCTGGTTTCTATCGTGACGTAGAATTACCCGCACCATCTCCAGACTTTTCTGATATCCAAGAGAAGTATGATGAGTTGGATGGGGAGAGTGCAGTAATTGAAGATGATGACCGTCACACAATACTTGAAATGCATGTAACAATTAACATGCCAGATGAGTTTGATGACCCAGATGGTATTGCTCGTCCATATGTTGTGACGATTGATAAGTCATCAAGAGAAATTTTATCCATAAGAAAGAACTGGTACGAGGATGATCAGAGGAAAAAGAAGCGTTTACACTTCGTTCACTACCGCTATCTGCCGGGCTTGGGCTTCTATGGAACGGGTCTTATACACCTTATTGGTGGACTTGCTAAGTCGGCTACATCCATCCTTCGTCAGTTGGTGGATGCTGGCACACTGTCGAATTTGCCAGCGGGTCTTAAAGCTCGCGGTCTTCGTATTAAGGGGGATGACACTCCTCTTATGCCGGGTGAATTTAGGGATGTGGACGTACCGGGCGGTGCCATCCGTGACTCGATTACGTTTATCCCTTACAAAGAGCCATCAAGCGTATTGTACTCTTTACTTGGAAATATTGTCGAAGAGGGACGCCGCATTGGCTCAGTCGCAGACATCCAAGTAGGAGACACTAACGCACAGGCACCCGTGGGTACAACTCTTGCCCTCATGGAGCGTTCAATGAAGGTGATGTCTGGTGTACAGGCTCGCCTTCATGCAGCCATGAAAAAAGAGTTACGACTTCTTGCTAGGATTGTTCATGACTATATGCCTGAAGAGTATGCCTATGAGGTTGATGGAGACTTCAGCAGGACGGATGACTTTGACAAGCGCATAGATGTTATACCAGTCTCAGATCCCAATGCCGCTACGATGTCTCAAAGAATCATGCAGTATCAAGCTGCATTACAATTGGCGCAGCAAGCGCCGCAGCTATATGACATGGGTAAACTCCACAGGCAAATGCTTGAGGTTCTTGGCATTCAAGATGCTGATGATCTCATCAAACTTCCTGATGATATCAAACCTGCCGATCCTGTAACTGAGAACATGATGATCTTGAA